CTCACCTTCGTCCAGAAAAAAATCTGGAAACTGAGATTTAACAAAATGGTTTGTTGATTTCTCACTTTTGGTGAAACGATCAGTCATCTGTTGTTTGTCCATTTATAGTTACGGAAGTGTTTAGGGACTGAATTAGTATAATTTGATCCTGATCCACGATAATATCTGGTGTAACACTACTGGCGTAGAACTGCACTCTATCGCCAAAAGCAACTCTTCCCCTAGAGAAGTAACCACTCACAACAAAATTATTTAAGTTAATGAGACCACTATCATAGTCTATAGTCCCAAGATTAAAGTTCAAAACCTCTTTAGATCCTCTTGTCGAAGAAACAAGCCTCACTGTTCCATTCAGATCTTCAACAGACGCTTCAAAATTTACACCGTTGATATTGAGTCTAAACAGTGAAGAGCTAAAGGAACCCCTTTCAATAGCGTTATTATAATTTAAAACATAGTCACTGGTAGTCCCAACAAAAGGAGAAATTTCTTTAGCCATCCTTACAGTTGTGTTGTTTGACAAAATACTTGTATCAGTATTATCAATTGTCGTCAGAAGTTTACTGAACCTGAAATCTTTGTCGAATTCAGATAAGTTGTCTGTTCCAAACTGGATAATGTTGCTGAGAACAGAAGATCTCAAATCTTCTTCACCTCTGGTTGTCTGAGTAGAATTGTATCTGACAGAGCTTTTAATATCCAAAACAATAAATTTAGGATCATCCGTGATAACCTCTGTGCTTATCGAAGTTTTGTCTCTAAGAAAATCTACAATAGAATCTTTCAGGGACTGACTAGCCACTGTCGAGTTAAACGGCTTTGGGATAATAACAACTTTACCGAATCTAGGCGGATTTAACTTTTCGCCACCAATAACGTTCAACGTTTCGATAGTGGGAAATTTATTTTTGACCAGAGACTTATAGTCTTCTGTAGTTATGGCTCTGTCTTGTGTGGCAAACACTCTCGGAGCATTGAATCTAATAGAATCTATGGACTCTCTTTCGGCACCCAAAGAGGATCTTGAAACTGTTGTAGGAGTGATTGTTGCATCACTAGATGTAAAGGTTCTTGCATTATTGCCCTCCTCACCCAGCGTTTCTCTGTATCTTAAACGAATAATATTTCCGGGTGTGAGCCTTTTCCCTGTGATGTCGTTTCCGAATTCAATTTCGTATTTGTCTTGACCGAACCCCTGAACAAAAAATACCGAAGACGTAGGAGTCAAGTTAAAAAGATTTTCCGCTCTTTTGAACTGTGTGTTTGCTAAATCAGAAGAACTGTTTTGAACGACAACATCCAAACTATCAATATCGACATTGGCAGAAGAGACAACGATCTTTGTGTTTGAGGACGTGACATCGAAAAATTCGGTCACTACAGTCCCTTCAAAAATATTTACGTTGTTTGCAATAAAGTTCCCTGTTCCATCATTAACAGCAGTAATATCTCGGTCAGTCGAAAATGTTAATGTGTTCGATCCCAAAACGGTGCTGAAAGTAGTGAACTTGTTGATAATTTTTGTGCCATCATTGATAGGGCCAGTTGTCGATATGTTGATAGTTGCTCTTGAGGAGTTTCTGGACCTTGGAAGAAAATTAAGTTCTTTGGCATGAGAAACTACCGACTCTTTTAACTTGGCCGTATCAAGAAAAGACTCTGTTCCAATCTGGTTCAAGTAGTAAGCGTTGATGTGTGTGTTGTAAGTCAACAGGTCAAGAATAATCGACATGTTAGAACCATCAAAATTATAATCTTTATATTGATCTTGACTCAACAAAAATTTTCTAAAATCATCTTTAAGAGAGTCAAAGTCTAATTCTGATGTTGATAGATAGTTTTCAGCCATTATCTTGCTCTTTCTAATACTACGTTTAGCGTAACTACTTGTTGACTATTTATGGGAGTAAATTCAATAACAACATTAAGCTCATAGCTATCTATCTGCTCAGAAGTGTTTGAAACACTGATATTTAAAATGTCAATTCTAGGCTCAAAATTTAGAAGTTGAGCTTCAATCTCATCTTCAAGAGCAATTCTCACAATATCGCTGTCTGGCTCAAAAAGAAGTGCTCTGACATTAGACCCGAAATCTGGGTTAAAGGGTCTTTCGCCCTTATTAGTATTGATGATATTACGAACAGATCTTTTGATAGACTCAAAGTTTTTGATCGATACAACATCGTCACTTATTGGATTTTGAGTAAACTGTGTGTCCAGATCTGAAAAATAGATTTCTTTAACAACAGGACTCTGCATTATTTCCTCCTTACAACTTCAACGACATTCCTTCTTTTGTCGTTGACGGAAACCATTAGTGTTGATCTTTGGTATTTTTTAAGTGTCCTATCAATGTAAAGCCTATCGAACAAAGAAAACTGATTGATATAATTTAAAGCCTTTATGAACATTGATTCGTCTTCATCGTTTTTGAAGTTAAAAACTACGGCGTTTCCTTGAATCTGATCGCCAAAAAATGAATCCATGTCTACGTCATTTAACGAGTTTTTGAACAAAAGTCCCTTTTCGATAAACGGCCTTCTTCCTGTTATTTCAAAGACAGGCTCCATAACTTCCAAACATAATCTCTGTAAATTATCGTAGATTGTTTTTATATCAATGACGTGTGCAACAAATTCAGAGAAAGAGTTTGTATCATCCACATAAAGGGTTTCTACAGAATCGACTTCTTGCAGTTTTCTATCGATAAAATCGTCATCAAAAAAATTATCAGACAACTTAATCCTTTCTTCATCAAAAGGATCTACAGTCCTTTCCGGATATTTTTTTATGATCAAGTTTTTTGGAATCTGAAGAAATGTGTTTCTTCTGACAAGATCCAAATCATAGGAATCAAATTCTTTGATAAGGCCAAAACTTTTCTCGGTAACATCAATTATCATCTGACGAACCCTCTGCTTGTACGAAGGGTTCTGTTCCTATCCGGAACCCATTTTCATCCACATCAAACGTAAAATAATTACGTGTATCCGATGCTTCATCACTAAGAGTTTGTGGAACAGGAACTGGACCGCCTGCTGGACCGACTGGATCAGTTTCAACAGGAACTGGACCGCCTGCTGGACCGACTGGATCAGTTTCAAAATTATCTGGAGCATCATTCTCATCACTAGGCTCCACAAAATTCGGATTCTCTCTTCCGGGTATGCCGTCAACGGTCATCTCTCCTCGGATAACAAGATCACCATCACCCTTTATATTACCACGAACAATCAAATCTCCTGTGATCTCAACATTTCCTCGGAGAATAATCTTTTTTGACTCTAGAACTATAACAGTACCAGCAGAAAAATAAGACTTTGCACCACTCTTACTATTATAATTTTTTTGTTTAGAAATTCTAGTTTTTGCCTCGATACTATGTTTTCCGCCAACTTCAGTAGCAAAGTCTTTGGAAACTTCATCTAGTCTCTCACCGCCTTGCTGAATGATCTCAATATTTCCATCTTCAAAAAAAGTCATTCTAGTAAGTTCATTGCCGTGCTGAATATTGATATATTCATGACCTTCTGTAGTATTGAATTCAATCTTACTTCCATTAACGTATTTTGTTACCTTGTTATACAGGTACTCCGTTTTTGGTTGTGGGGAAATACGTGGAGTGATCGGAGCAAGAGCAACTTGATCGCCGTCATGGTTTATCTCTTTGGGACCATCTTTGCCCGGTCCCTTTGGTGCTGGCTGTGGTCCCAACTTAGTCATTGTTTGGTCTCTCCGTTACGAAACTAGAAATATCGAACCCCAAATTTGTTATCTTCTCATAACTGCTGTCTATTTCGAGAGGTTTAAAATTCACATTGTAAGCATTTTTTCTAAATGTTTTTATGAATCCTGTAAATGTTTTTAGTTGATTAAACCTGTAAATTAATGATGCGGTTTTTTCATTATTTGGATTCACATCACTTCCAGAAAAACAAACAACGACGTTTAGCTCATCAGATCTTTCTGGATAAAAATAAGAATCAGAACTCATCTCTACATCAGTAAAAAGATTACCATTTTTGTTTATGAAAAAATTAAAGGTGTTATCTAAAGATGAAGCCTTCAAATCACGGATAACATCCAAAAAATTTAGATTGTTCTCATTTAAATATGAGAATGCACTAATATTAAAAGATGTCTTTTTTGTCTTTTCTATGTTGTAGAGAATTTCGTTCTTAAGATGAATTTTATCAACAATAAGTCTATTCTTTTTGTAGTTTTTGACGCCAAGATCAAAATTAAATGAAGGTGCAATCATACTGTCGGCCCTCCTAAAGCTGCATCACCTAGCACTTCTTCCACACTAGTATCGGCACCCGGCCCTGTTGTCGCCTGATTAAATGATACAGCACTTGAAACATCTGAAGATCCGGAAACAGGAGGCGGTGTGATTCCCGGAAGAGTGCCAATAATACACGGATGCTGTCTGTGACGATCCATCCAAAAGCCTACAACAAAAGACCCTACTTCCAGACCTACCGTTTCACCGATATCGAAAACATCTGCACCTGTATTTGGCATAAGAACTACTGCAAGGGGAAGATCCGATATAGGAGCAGCTTCGTCATGCATTCCTACAATACGGATAGCCACTCTTAAGAGTGTGTCAGCCTTTCTGTTCTTTTCGGCCAGATGAACTTCATCAACATAGGCATAAAACCATGTGAATTTGTTTCCGTAAAAATCACTTTCGTAGCCATTTAAATTAGTGTCCGTCATGCTCTTTTTCCATCTAGTCCTAATTCAAACTGCGAATATACCTCTCCATTCGTAGATACACTGTGCCTTGCAGCCAAAACCAAATACTTTCCGGTAACTTCAGGATCTAAGGTTTTTTGAGGATCTTTGTCATTGATAGGATAGTCAATCTCGATAACATCTCCGGGATTTACGTCCGTGCATCCGTAAGAACTCATTGTAATTCTTTTGTTAATGAAACCTGCAGCAGAGGTTTTTGGCTTCAAATAAGCTTCCTCTAAATTAGGATTAACATAGTAAGATTCATCACCGCATCTTGGGTCATAAATGGTTCTAGTTTCTCTTGGAGAAGCCATTGCCTTACATGCTGAATTAACCTCTGGATGTTGAGGAGAACCCATAGTAACAGGCTGAGACTTATCTTTAGTAAAAGTGCAAATTTTATTTGTGTAGTCTATATCAACGTATTCTCTGCTAACATATCCTTGTTGAACATCATCATGAACGTTAAAGGCAGAATCTTGGCTGAATACTAATATTCTGCAAACCTTAGCACCTGAAACATACTGTTTATTAATTGTGTGTGCTTCTTGCTCACCCATATTACTTTCTGTCATCAAAAATTTTCGTATTGGTCCTGCCGATGCCATTTTACTTACTTCGTCAAGACAAAACTTTGGCTTTCCGTCAATGAATTTTTGAAAAAGAACAAACATATTTTTACCAGAACCCGCTGCCCTCTCAAGAAGAAAGCCGATAGCTTGCATGGGTGTTTGACGGGGTATGTCTATGTTTACTGCAGGAGAAGAAGAGACATTTACTTGTAAAGAGCCTTTAAGATATTTGTTAAAAACAAATTTTACAATATTTGTGATAGTTTGTGGGTTGTGTCTGAATATCCATTCCTGAACTTTTTGTGATGCATTGTTTAGGTGTTCCGCAGTCATACCAATAAACTCAACACCCAGAGATTTACGACCACTAATCATCTTTGTCGTCATGCTGTTGATGTGAAATGTTCCAGAAATAGTCTGTCCAGCACCATCAGTAATACTAATCAAAAGAGATTTATCGCCATTTACAGCGCCTCTCCGAAGTATAGAGTCTTCATCTGATATAGTGCATGAAATTGACATGAAAGGATGGTCAATGGAAGAATAAATGCTACACATTACAACGTAAGGAGTAATATCAAACTTTCCACCACCACCAAAAAGATTAACGATCTCAACCTTAAAAAGTTTTTGACCCTTTGCTGGCTCCAAGTAATTAACCATTAAACAGTCTCTCCATCTCTATCTTTATCTGAGGTAAAAATGAAGGATCAATAAGCTTTATATTTCTTAGGTTGTCATTTCTTTCTTCATGATAATCAAAAGCTGTTACTGGCTCCCAGCCTGTACGATCAACAGCAATCGTAGCATCTACAAAATCAGAATTTGCATATCTGTTGTATGTGTCTTCATTAATTGTAAATCCATACTTAGGATTTTTGTAATGCAAGACAGTTTCTTTTGCTGCAGGAATAGAGCCATACTTCTGTACGTAAAAATCAGTCAGTTGTTTATATGACTTGGGCCATTCGTTGTGGACATCTACAATCTGATTAGAGAGCAAAACAAGCCAAGAATAGAAAACACTGTCATAAAAAATAAAAGAGATCTCTTCAGGCGTTTCGTTGTCCTCAACTGTGTATTTGAAAAATGCACTTGGATTGTTGAATGCATCTTTTACGATTTTCGAAGAAACCATTAAGTTTCTCGAAAGCTTTCCGTTATATTCGATTATGGGTAAGTTTTTAAAGAGACCTTTTGCCATTATGCAAATCCACTTCTTCTTCTTCGGTAGTCTTCTCTAACTCTACTCGTAATTTCCATAAGCGTTAGTGAAAGTGCAATCGACGTAGGAGCACCCGATTTAAAAAAGAAAGGAGAACCAGAGGCAGAATAATCGACTGTGACATCTGTGATCACACTCTCAAAAACCGGGAAAATTATAAGACCGTTTGGCGCTCTTACATCAAATCTTGGAAATACTGCAGGATACCTGACAATATTCATGTAAGGATCGATCAGTTCTGGATGGCTGCTTTCTTTCAGTAATTGAATGACTCTAAAAATAGAACGTGTCCCTGCTTCAGAATCAGCGTAAAGCTTCCAACTAAAATTAAACGTTCTAGGAGAGACACCAGCAAATTGTTGAACTTGGCTGTTGTTAAATGCCTTGTTGAAAGAAGTAATTCCTTGCATGTTAGTAAGAGCAGCAAAAAGATTTGCCGTCTTTGTTGGATCTGAGTAGAAATTTTTTATTTCTTTGAATCTAGAATTTAAAGTTTGGATTACACCATCTTCACCCGCTGGCATGATCCCCAAAGCAGCGCCAACAGAGTTCAAGATAGTGTTCATAATAGCGTTACCGCCACCTTGATCCTTACTCTCGTAGGCAATGTTCATATTTTCTTGGAGGTTATCGGGTGTTGGTAACGCTATAGTAGCTACTGATGCAGCAACAGACCCACTCTTAGCTCTTCCTCCTGCCCCAGAAGACCCAAATCCAGTTCCTCGGAGAAGTGGACTATCCAGTCTTCTTGCTCCAGTCGAAAGCTCTTGAACTTCACCTTGAGGGAATGAAGGAGGATCGTTCGACCTATTTGTTGCAAAATTATTGTCTGCCGATCTTTCCTGAAGTCTTTTTAGATATTGTTCAGTTGTCGAATTCTGCTCATCGAAATCTGCTTCGTAGAGGCGCTGTATAGACATAATACAGTCACCCTTTATTCCTATGGCCTCGGCTCTGTTGACAAGATTTCTAGCATCAATAATTTCTGGCTTTCTTCTCTTGTCACTTCTTTCCTTTTTTTCTTGGATAGCATCAAGTACATTGTTACCGCCATTACGATTTTCTGAAGTGGCTCTTGACACGACAGTACCAGTAGCCGTTGTTCTAAAAGTTGACCCTGATCCTGATTGTGCAAGACTAGAAGAAATAAGTTCGGTCATTTATTTTCTTTCTAAATATTAGTATGGCTGCTAAAAAAGGTTCTTTTAAACCAAAAAATTATCAAAAGTATAAAGGCGATCCAACTAAGATTATTTATAGGAGTAGTTGGGAACGTATGTTCATGGGTTATCTAGATAATAACCCAAATGTTATTGAATGGTCGTCTGAAGAATTCTTCATACCTTACAAAAGTCCTGTT